CTTCCCAGTAATACCATTATAAGTTAATATGTCATAATCAGAAAACGTATCAATAGCCTCCTCTATCTGTTTAGGAATATCAGTATATCCACTGTTATGCATGTGAGCGTTCTGCTTGTTAACAGAGTTGCTGTACGTGTAGAACATACCCTCGAAGATCTCAAGTTGTGCCTGCTTCGCAAACAAGTTAAACTCAAATGGGGTTATATATCCACGGTTATCCTTACTGATGATAGATAACACTGTGCTTCTTACGCTGTCAATCATAGTGCAAATATAATAAAAAAGGCACTAATAAATAGTGCCTAGTTTTGTAGAGTGGTTAACTAATGTTATGCTAAAGCAATCTGTGATACAGCAACTGGAGGAGCTACTGTATAAACAGGCTTAGTCCAAGCTGTTGACAAAGCTGCCTCAATTTGATTCTGAACAAAGTCACGGAAATCATCATTAGCAACTGATGCGTGAGTAATAGTCAAAATATCGCCAGCTGAATTTCCTGCTGCATATTGAATAGTAGTTGATGTAGCTGAAGCTTGCTCAACAATAATAACTCCTGTAATAGATACTAATTGAAAAGTACTACCAGAAATAGGGAATTTTAAAAATTTTTCCATTTTGTAAAAAATTAATGGGTTAATAAAGTACAAATATAAGTAAAAAAAGGCAGACGATTTTCGACTACCTTTTTCTTTACCTAAACAACTATGTGAATACTTTATGCTGTGCAAATATATTAATTTTCAGAGAACTCTTTCTCTAAATACTTATAAAATTCAACACCTTCATTAGATTTTAACCAAGTCATAAACACATCTTCTTTTCGTTCACCAAATGGAACTGTAAGAATCTTCTTTTTGTTGTTACTTAAGTTATAGTGGATATCCTTCCCAGCTCTGAACGTGATGTACCCTTCCTTAAATGCTCGTGACGAGAAGTCATTTACACTAATGTCTGGATCATCAACAGCATCCAAGAACTCTTCTGGATAGTTTTTAGCAAATAATAAAATGTCGTGCTTAATCTCAGATGATGCCATCTTATCTGGATCCATACCTAAATGCACACGAGAAATTGCCTTCATTACCTCTAGATCTAAACCTCTTGCAGTGATTAATGCATCAACTTCTAAGTTTAAATCTCTAACTCTATCTTCAGCAATTTTCTGTGGATCAAATTCATAGAATAACGTACCGCCATTAGCTAAATTATCAGGATGTATATCCATAAATTTCTGAAGTAATGGATTATTTTTAGGTATAGTAATTTTACCATCTTCCATTACAATTGGCTCAAGTATGGCAGTTCCATCCTGCTCATCCTCAAATATTGATCGTTGATTTCTTGAATAACGAAGTGCTCGGTTAATTCCTTTCTCCTCGTCAAAGTGAAGCAACTGTCGTCGCTTATTGCTTCTTGATTGAACAAAGAAGCTTACTGGTGTCTTTGCTTGTTTAAGGATATAAACCCTATCCTTAGAGGTTCTCTCTTGTGTTTTCATTGTACTTAATTTAAATTTAAAATAAAAAAAGAGAGGGAGTATCTCATCCCTCTCTTAAGTGTATTAGTCTTTGAACAATACGAAGTTGTTTGCTCCAAGTGTACAAAGTGCACGCTCAGACAAGAAGTTAACTTGCATTGCATCCAAGTCGCTAGTAGCAGCACCACCAGCAGAACCTGTAACCCAAGTTTTCATCTTACGGTTTTCAGCTTCGTTTGCACGGTAACGAACGTGTAAGAATGGTCGCTTCGCGTTTTTACCCATTACTTGGTCATATACTGACATAGTACCAGCAGGGATAAGAACACCGTTTACAGCACCACCAACGATACCTCCACGAAGAGCAGCATCATTTAAGTACTTCCAGTCAGACTTATAAAAGTCATAACCACGACGGAAAGAAGTGAACCCTAAGTTAAGAGCCATATCTTTATCGTTGTCAAATAGACCGTAAGAAGTACCACCAACTCCGTAAGAGTTTTGTGCAGCTAACATATCATCGATATCGAAAGAGAACTCACGGTTAACGAACAATACATTCTCAGCGATAGCACCTTGCTTGTCAAGACGAGCAACGATATCATCGAATTCACCTAATGTACCTGGATTACCTCCTGACCATACATTACCACGATCTTCGATAGCATCGAATAAACCTTGAGTACCAGAGTTAGTACCTAATGCTGATGCAGCAACACCTGAAGATGCTTCAGTTGGAACATGCTCAATCATCATCATTTCAAGGTAGTCCTCAAAACGTAGACGAGTCTCATGCTCAGCTTTAACATACCAAAGGTATCCTGTAGCTCCATTTTCAGTAGTTACTTCAACCCATCCAATTTGAGCCATATCTGATCCAGATACTTCAAACTTATCCTTGATGATAACAGGTTTAACTTCGAAGATATCATCTACTGGGTCAAGTGAACCACTCATTCCAGTTGATCCTTTTTGGAACTCAGAACCGTATACAAATGCAGTAATATCATTATTACCAGAATCTGTAATAGTACCACCAGAAGTAGTATAGTATGCAACAGTAAATGTTAAACCAGATACAGCTGTGATATAAGCCTTATCAGATTGGTTAGCAACATTAGATGATAAAAATACTGTTTGACCAACTCGGAAGTTACATTCAGTAATACCTGCATCAGCAACAGTTAATGTAGCAGTATCGTTACCAGCAACATAAGCAATTGAACATGCAGCATACTTAGTATGCAAACGTCCTTGTTCTGCCCACTTGATCAAGTCAGATGCAGAAGGAATTTCTGCACTTACGTTACGCAAGAAAGAAGCGATTGAACGGTTACCGTAACGCTCGAATTCAGCTTCGTAAGTGTCAGGTAAATACTGATTTAAGAAGTTGAATTGGTTACTTCCTAAATAGTTAGTAGGTAGGGTTGTTTTAACCGAACTCGGTTGTAAGTCAAACCCTGGGGTGTTTAATGAACCAGCCATTTTGTTTTAGTTTTAACGTTTTTTAATCTTTAATCTACCATCGTAGCCCTCCTCTACTACTCTGATCTGTAGACCCTCTTTCGGTGTTGCAGGAGCAGACTTTCGAACCATGTTAATGTTCTTAGACTCCTTCTCAAACTCCGTTACAGCATCAGATTTTCCTTTTTCATAGAAAAACTTAGCCGTCTTATCAGGGTCCATAGCCATTGCAATTGCTTTATGGAATCCTTCAGCGTCTTTGATATATCCACTGTCATCTAAAAACTTACTAATGAAGTTATTTAGGTTTGACTGTCTGGACTTAATCTCCTCAGCTTCTCCTGGCTTGTAGACAACTTTTGTGTTCTCATCTAAATTAAATCCGAAACCTTCGAACTTTGAGAACAACTCCTCTGTCTTTTGCTGGAAGAATTGAGACTTCTTCTGATTCTCCTCCATTAAAGCAGACTCGGACTGCTTATATGCTTTGTAAGACTCGTAAGCATCTTTATCCTCTTGCGGAACAAAGCTTTCTCTTGACTCAAGAGGAACCTTGTACTGTTCCTTAAGACTGTTAAAGTACTCCTTCGCCTTCTTCAGCTCTTGTTTTTTCTGTAGCTTCTTCTGTTTAATTTCTTTGTCGTCATCAAGATCCTCGTCGTACTCGTACATACTCATCTTGTAATCGATGTCTTCATCGTCATCACCGTTCTCACGGTAGAAGTCAGCTAACAGTCGGTCAGGGTTTTCGGAATCTAAATCTCTGTTGATCTTTAGAAAGTCCTCTAGTCCTCGACCTGTTTCTTTTTTATATTTACGGAAGGCAGCAACGTCCTCTTCTAACTCTTCTTGAACAACTCGCTCTTGAAATAAATCATCGATAGAGTTAACTTCCTTTCCGTATTTTGTTCTGATGTGGTTTACAACCACTTCGTCGTCAATATTATATGCAGCTGTGTTCTCTTCTTGGCTAAGATCTATCTGTGGAGTTTCCTCTACTGATGTCTCGCTAGTCTGTTCAGCTACCTCTTTTTCATGCTGCTCTACTAACTGAGTCTCTAACTCAACTAGTGACTTTTCTTCAAAGTCAACAGCTCGTACTTTAAATTCCCCTTCCATTATATTAGATTTTAATTGATTACAAAATTAGTTAATTTTTTAATATAGACTTTTAAGTCTTTTAATGATGCTTGGCATCTTAGGCTTTGGTGCTTTTGGAACCCTAACTTTAGGAACCTTTGGCGACTTCGGTTTTGGTACTTTTATACTTTTCATGATCCTTTAAC